ATATCAAGACCATTCTTGTCAAGATATTCGGTCTTCTGTACATCTTTTACTTCAATATTCTCTCCCATATTATTAGCTTAATTCGTTAATATAATCTGTAGTAATTGCTGTAATATTCGATACAGTTGCGCTAATATTATTTACGGTAGTTGTAAGGTTTGTAAGATTTGTACTAACCTAATTAATACTGTTATTCAGAGTTGTTGTAGCATTAGAAATAGCAGTAGTTCTATCTGTTATCTCCTTATTAATTGCGCTATTAAGAGTTGCATCAGCATTCTTCCTGTCCTGAATTTCTGTATTAATCTTATCTGTGTTTGCCTTTTCTGCAGCTCTAGCCGTATCAGCTTCAGCGGTAATAGAATTAGATAGCTCCGTCTCCTTAGTAGTAGCTCTTGTTGTCTCATTGGCGATAGCCGTAGTATTAGCCTATTCTGCTTTCTTTGCTCTATCTATCTCTTTATTAAGATTTGAGGTGATATCAGTCTCAGCCTATGTAGCTCTATTTTTTTCAGTTGTTATTGCATCGGCATTAGCAGCTTCAGCAGCTTTTGCTCTATTTGATTCTGCAGTAATAGAATTAGACAGTTCTTCCTCTTTAGCAGTGGCTCTGGTTACCTCACTTGTAATAGCTGTAGTGTTGGCCTGCTCTGCCTTCTTAGCTCTATCTACCTCTTTGTCGAGATTTGAATTAATATTATTTTCCGCCTGTTCGGCTCTAGTCTTCTCTGCTGTTATTGCAGCAGCATTATCAGCTTCTGCTCCTTTAGCTCTGTCAGACTCTGCTTTAAGCTCTTCCTTAGATGCTTTTGTGGCAATAGCTTCATTAATCGCTTGATTAAGATCATCATTTTCTTCAAGCTTGTCAGCAATTTCTTTAAGGGTATCATATGCTTCTGGAGCACCGTTGATAAGATCTTTGATAGCTTTTCTATAAGATCCTTCTGTGTTAGAATCTCCATCAAGTACATCAATCCTGTTTTTGTTATCTTTTTCAGCAGCTTTAGCTCTTGCTATTTCATTATTCAGATTAGTTGTAATGGTGTTATCACTATTCTTTCTTTCTGTAGCCTCTTTGTCTATATTGCCCTAAAGGGTTGTTTCTGCAGCAGTTGCTCTAGTCACCTCATTATGAAGCGAATTCTTAATAGCATCATCCTCAGATTTTCTTGTAGCAGCTTCTGCTGCAATTGAGTTACTATTATCTCTTTCAGCAGCTTTTGCTCTCGCTATTTCATTGTCAAGGTTAGTTGTTATAGTACTATCGCTTGCTTTTCTTTCTTCAGCTTCTCTATCTATGTTACTCTGAAGTGTTGCTTCTGCAGTTGTAGCTCTAGTGACTTCGTTCTAGAGAAGGCCCTTAATAGCATCGTCTTCTGACTTTCTTGTAGCAGCCTCAGCTATGATTGAATTGCTGTTATCTTTCTCAGCAGCCTTTGCACGGGCAATTTCCGCATTTAATGCGCTTGTGATAGTATCATCATTAAGCTTTCTGGTATTAGCCTCAGCTTTAATTGCTGCATCAAGTCTAGTCTCTTCCTGTGTTGCTCTAGATAATTCTGCTGCATCTGCTGCCTTACGAGCAGCTGCCTCTTCATCAATTCTATGACCGAGAGCGTTATCAGCTTCAGTTCTATCGTTTTTCTCCTTTTCGTCTCTAGCCTTTGATGCGGCATCAACTTTTTGTATCTATGTGCTATTATTGCTAATATTATTAGCATTTTTATGGATCTCATTAACAAGCTCTTCAAGAGTATCATGATCTGTATCAACATTACCTTTAAGCTCATCAAATGCCTGCAATACTGCATTAGCATCCATAATATCACCACGGACAAATTCGTTTGCGTGTTCGCCCATTAAGATATTTACTGTACGCGTACCAACTTGTGGAGCGCCATGTATCTCTACGCCTTTTAATGGTTGTTTCTTAAAATTCATATTATTTAATACTATATTGTTTATATATAAACAGTAAAAGGGAACTACCTTTCGGTAATCCCCTTTATGTAGGCTTGTCAAGCTTGTCACTCACCTACCTCAGCACCATCTTGTGCCGCCGCTTGCTATGGTACGGACTGTGGCTGTTCGCTAGCCTGTGCCTCAGTTCCCGCAGCTGCGCTAACTTCCTTATTATCGGTACCAGTTGAACCAAAACCATTCTCGCCTCGTTTTGTATCAGAAAGCTCAGATGCTTCTGTTATTGTAAACTCTGGTACCGGAACAATGACTAACTGACAGAATCGCTCACCCTGTTTATAAATAGCAGGAACTACATCTGTTGTTGCCTTCATCACAGCGATAATTTCTCCTCTATAATCCAACAAAATTAGGAGTTGTTAATCTACAGAGCTCTTTATCTCTATATTTCTACTGTTTATTTTGTTATCAGTAGATCGGACTATATCTTCACCGTTTCCGGGCAGGGCACTCGTGTCAGCATTACTGTCTCGTAAGACTCGGCTGTTAGTCTCTGAACCTTCAAGGGTATCACTACCCAAGCTTGGCTGCTGATTGGCCTCTTCAGGCTTTTCCAGCAATTCACCCTGTTTTAAGACACCAATTAAAGTCTAGCGTCAATCACTCCAACATTATCAGTAAGCCATAATGATTTCTTCCAAATACTAGAGCGTGGTATAAGTAAACCAACATATCCGGCAGGAATCTCAACTGCCAATCCTGTATGGTAAACCAACATTAGCTGATTTGCTTCATTAAGAGCTGTATCAATCTTAATGCATGTCAAATCAATTCCTGCAGCACCTTCTGTGCTACGAATAGGGAGGACCGCTTCGTCCTCAAGTCTCTTAAATTTTAACTCCATAGTATTTATAATATTATATTTTTATATTGTTACCCCACTAGGATTCAAACCCAGACTAAACATAATCTTTTAACTAGTCTATTGTAAGATTGTAGAAGTGAAGTTTTCTATGGCAATTTGCACATAATACAACACATTTGTCTGCTTCGCTTTTTATAGAAGCAACACCTTTGTCTCTACATTGATTTCCTATATTAAAAGACTTATCATGAAGATGATGAAAATCTAGACAAGCTTGATCTTTTTCTCCACATATGATACATCCATCAGATTTTAATTGCCTCATATATTGTGTTAAAAATTTCTTATAAGATCTATGCTTTTTATATATTTCATTCTTGTGCTTTTTGTAATATTCCTCATAATATTTATGTTTGCATTCCTTGCATTGAGGTGATAGGCCATCATGTTTGCTACTATTCTTCGCAAATTGATTAAGTGGTTTTTCTATACCACATTTAGTGCATACTTTTGTTTTCATGTAAAAAATATTTAATACGCACCTCTAACCTACGTATTTATTAGTAGCCCCACTCCGTGTCCATCGGAGACCTACTGTTTTAGGGACAGTTGTGCACAGGCGGTACACCATAGGGCAATATACATGGGGTTTACGAAGCCATGTCTACGAAGCGTTTTAAACCCTTACTAACGCATAAGATTATTTTGCTTTTTGTTTGTCTGGCGTGGCAAGCCCAACCACTATGTTTTAAAGTCTTAACTGACCTCACGATAAATCGTGGTAAATCTTTGTTTGTTGCGGAGGCTCGATTCGAACGCGCGACCTCCAGGTTATGGATTAAGATGCGGAAGTAGGATTCGAACCTACGTAGAACAGCTTATGAGACTGTGCTGGAACCACCTCCAGTCTATTCCGCGATGTTAATCTTATTTAAAATAGAATCGAGTTTATAATCACTTGCCAAGTTTATGTTATAATAACAATTACTTGGATAATCTAGTCTAAATGTCATACTGTTTACGACATCACCAGTTACAGGAACCATGTATACAACACCGTTTACAATTGTTGCTATAAAATCAACTTGATCTTTTGTATAAGTTTTTGATACAGATCCATTAGCACTCAATCGCTTATTTTTAAACGGAATTGCAAACCGTTTCGCATCTATCATGTGTGCTGTTTTTATTTGTATCCTATATCGTTTGTTCTTAAAGTCGAATATACAATCATATCTAGCATTGTTCCCGTAGGGAATACTAACTATTCCATATTTCATTAATTCAGCAATAACAAGCAATTCTGTTATGCTTCCATTCTATTTACAATCCATATTTAATCATTTTAATGAGCCTGGCGAGCTACCAACTGCTCCACTCCGCGATAAGCACGTAACTTTTAACTGGAGTTACGCAGAACCAGTATTGGGTCCATGTATCGGCTTACCATGGTAGCCTTTTATTTATAGTGTACACACATGGATGCCACTCGCATGGTATCTTACCCCTGCCAGGAAGGGAATGGTTTTAGCCTCACCAATAAGCTGGACCTCCTTCGTGTCTTTGTCTTCGCCAGACAAATAACGGCATCTGGTGCAATACCGGCTGGTTTACTATATTTAACGACTAATTCCAGCAAACTGGTCGAGATTCCACAATCGGTGCAATCTATTAAAATTTAAAATTCTTAAAAAATGAAAAATATTGGAGTCTATGCAGGAGTCGAACCTGCTAACCATTCCCTTTGTATCGGGTCGTCTTTACCGTTTGACTAATAGACTCTAAAGGTGATTACTTAGTACGAGTAATCCAATTCCATATTCGCTTATACCAAGGCTTCTTAACCTTGTTCTTAACTCTAATAGCAGTACACTTTCTGTATGTGCCATTATCGTTTACAATTGCTGTACAATCCTCTGGCATAAGATCCTCGAGTACAATATCTGTAACAATTGATACGATTGTGCTAATATCTGAATCGGTGAGCTTCATGCCATTTAGAATCTTCTGGCCAATAAAGTATGCTGTAACATCGCTTACATTAGCTGCATCAATCATAGAAATTGTATACTTTGGCTTTACTACCTTAACTGTCTTTTTAACAACTTTCTTCATAACTTAAATATTAACATGATTAACAACAAGCGTCTCCACAAACTAAATCTTCAGATTTGTTTTCTTTCTGTTTAGCTGCCCACTCTTCCTTTCTCTTCTGATCAGCATCTGCTGCATTATTAAGAGCTTTTAACCAATCTGTAGACTTGATTATTACAAAATCTGTACCAAGATCTTTGTCGTAGAATGTAACAAGAATATCATCTTTCTTTACATCTGCCTCAATTGTTTTGTCTGGGAACATTCTTGATCTCCATTCGATATGCGCGTCTTCTGGAATAACGTATACGTCATCAATTCCTCTTGTAGATCTATCTATCGATGTTACAAAAGCCTTCTCTGTATCAACCATAATCGGCTTACGATCAATGTTTATTATCTTCTTCATATGGACTTAACGGTTTATTCTTATTATCTTTAAATCTATTCTTAAGCTTGAATCTAAATAGTTTGTTTAATAACACATCTCTAGTGTCATCTGGATCTTTCATAACATCAACTACAAACTAGAACTAATGCATTACTATTTGTTTTACTAGTTCTGGATCTTCATTTAATTTCCGTCCGATCTATCTACAAACTTTATCTATATTCATTACTTCTCTACTGTCTCTGTTGCCACAATATCGTAAAGAGATACAAGTTGAGAATCTTTAAGTAAGTCGAAATACATGGCTCCTCTAGCGGATCTGTATATAACAATATCACCAACCTTGATAGGCATCTGCTGAATCTTATCATCGTCGTATGGGTGTGTATACTCATACGGCAACTTAAGTACAACAGCTCTAGAGAAATCTGAATCAACTTCCTTAATCTCTGTCTTTACGTCATCGTAATCAACTGCTTCGATCCCATCCTTATCCTTCTTTGGCTTAGTATCCTTAGCCACAGGTTCGGAGATCTTCTTTTTAACTTTAACAGGCTCAAGCGGCTTTACCAAGAACATCTGTCTAAACTCATACTTTATCTTTGAGCTTAAGTCCTCTGCCAGCTGAGTCTGATCTATCATCTTCTCTTCTTCCATATTACTTTTTCAACGACTTAAGGTGTTTAAGCAATTTAATCATATTACGAAGAACTGTCTCTTTCTCGACCTTCAAACACTGAGGTGTATCATCATTAGAGTTTAAGAGAATGTTCAAATCAGTATTATACTGAATAAGCAAATGTTCGATCTCATCAAATATGTTAACAAACTGCTTGTCATTGCTTGTGTTTTGCATAACCTCTTCAAGATAACCGTTTTCAACCAGCATCTTTGCGTAGTCTTCAGAAATAGCGTAAACTGAATTGTATGAGGAAACAACTGTAGAATTCTCTTCGTTCGAACTATTATGCTCTTCGTTATATACACTCTTGTACTCCTTTGTTTTGTCGTTGTACTCAAATGTATCGCCAACCTCCATTACGAAGAAAGGCTTAATAACCTTTAAAATCTTTGTCATATCCATTAAATTTAATTGTTTTACGCCGCCATAACGTAAACTTTTGTAAGAATGGTTGCAAACTGCATAAAAATTTTATATAAATTGCACTTTTCTATTCAATATGCAACTTTTTTAGCTTTTTTACGTTAGGGGGATAGTAGGGGTTAGTCAGACTAAGAACCCTTTCTCTTATATATTCTCTTTAGGAGATCTACTTTAGTAGTACAGCTATTACAGTATAGTAAGACTATATAGTATATATAAGCTATTACCGTATAGTAGAGCTATATATAAGCTTAATAATAATCGTAAGACTAATAAGAATAGTATGGATAAAAAGAAGTGTATAATAGATAAATATAACACAGTATATGGGTTTGACTTATTCGTTATACTTAACCCAGATAAATCTGTAGTAGATAAAAGATTTAGCTTTAGAAGTGACGAGTCGTCAATTATGGACGACGAATGGTCAGATTATACAGCCTACACTGTTAGGGGAGCGTATGATAAAATAGCAGGAGAAGACTGTGAGATTATAGTAATAAACAAGCTAAAGAACACAAGTGACGATATAAACACATTTGCACATGAGTCATTTCATGCGGCTGTAGACATACTAGAAGCATGCCATATAAAGCTCTCTGAAGATACTAACGAAGTATTCGCGTACTTAATTGGATACTTTACAGAGTGTGTAAACAAAACAGCAAGTAAAGTATGAACTAGTTTGAGATGAGCGCTGTACTATATTACGCTGATTTCTTATCTCTACAATATCAGAATAAACCTTGTACATAGTAGTGCAAATACTTCTTTGTGCATGGTGTACCAATAAATATAGCGTACATTGTTGAGCAAGATCCAGTATACGATATAGACAATTAGTGGTTCTAGAAGAGCCTTAAAGAATATAGTATGCTAAAGCATAAGTTTGGAGAAGACGGAGCTATGAGCTTTATTAAAAACCTATGTAATCTTGGGGTAGCAGGATCTGTAAACGCTACACAAATGATGAAATACATCCACAGATACGATGATAAATAGGAGCGAGATAAGGCGTTTAGAGCGTTTAAATTCAACAGATCAAAGATGAAATACACGCATTTAACACGTAACGACGATGGTGAAATTATAGAGGAAGAGTGCACAAAATACATAGCCCATGCTGAGCAAAATAGCAAAAGATAAAGACTTTTTAAGAGCTGCAGAAATAATAGAAAGAGCCGAGAAAAACGGAAGAAGATTAGGATTTTATGAACCAGATAATGATGAGTCCATTTGATATAATAACTATATTTTTAATCATCCCAATAATAGCTATTACAGCTGGTTGGGTAATACTTAAAGGAGCGAGTGATAATGGGAAAAATTAGCAAAAATAGTAATCTGTACGACAAAGATGGAAAGTTCTTACACAAGCCAGGAAAATATACAATTGAAGAACTTGAGAAGCTTGTAGACACACTTGACAAAAACTCTAGAGAGTTTGCAAATGCCACAGCAATCCTTATGCACATGTACGAACAAAAAGGTAATCCTCATAAGGACGAACTTATACAAAAGCTTATTGAACAGTCTAAAACAAAGACTACCAAGGCTGAAGTTATAAACGCTTTAAAAGATGTAAACATTACGGAGTCTAACGACTCCTCCAATGATATAAAAGATGAAGAGACAGGAAAAGATGGATCCAGAACAGAGGGATGCGTATCAGATATTACTGAAGGAACTAGAGAACCTAGGAGAGGAAGCAGCCCCAACGAGACAGATACTACAATTAGCACTGCAGCTTGATGAAAAAGGAGAGTTTTGGAAATTCAAGGAAGTGTTTGGGTCAGAAGAACCTGGATACAAGTGGTTTTGAAATACCAGAAATAAGCTTATCTTAGCTAATATTAGAACAATTTGTGGTAAATAAAGAAACGTACAAAATATTATTAGATATTATATATGGAGACGAAAGAGACAGAGTTGGTACAATTGATAAGGCAGCTAAAAGATTACGTAATTCTAGACAAAAAAGATTACGAAAAGCTTGTACAGAATAGTAAGCCATCAGAGTGCAACGAGAGTGCATTAGAAGCTAGAGATGCTCAGATAACACTACTACAGAGACAATTAGCACGTCAGGAAGAGCATATTAGTTATTGGAAAGATAAATATGAGACATGTCTTAATGAATTAAAGAAGGAGACTAAAAGATGGTGGAGATTCTAAAGAAGGTATTAAAGTTTATATGGGCATTCCTTACAGTCCCATATCATGAGGGTAAGAGATAAACATAAATAAAGGAGATTAAAATATGTTAGTAGATATATCTGAGATTAGAAACGAATTAAACGCAGAGGAAAAGGAGATATTTGATAATGTATGTAAGGCCATGAATGCTAAAAGTGTTACAGTAAGTATGCTGAACTTGGCATTTTGGGCGATATTATTGTACGTATGCTTTGCGATTCTACCTTTATGGGCAGCTATTTCTCTTATTGGAATAAAGCTTGCAATCCCTGTCGCAAAGATCATTAAGTATGTAACTGTTGCAAAGGGGTTGATTAAGGATGACAAGAATATTAATAAGAAGCTATTATCAATTAGATTAAAGATTGCTAATTTAAAGAAATAATATGTATGGAGAATGATAGATTTATATTAAATAGAAATAGTGATGTAAAAGTAATATATATCGGCACCGGTCAATTTCAATTAGCTTCTGGGAAATGGGTAGATGCTATACTCTACAAATATCATGGAGTATATAAAATGATGGAAGCGTCTAAGTTTATAGGACTCGCAGAACCAGATAGATCTACTACACTTGATAGAATCGGAGATATTATTGGAACTGGATTAACTCCTGGTGTTGAGCCAGATAAAGTAGAATATAATACTGTAGATGCAGAATAGTATTTCTAGAGATAGGTAAAAATGCATAATAAGAAAACAGATGAAGTACGAGTATAAAGGCAATATCTACAATTATGTAGGAGCAGGAAAGTTTAAGGACTCTACTGGTAAGTGGGTTGATGCTATAATATATGAGCGTGATAACCATATGTATATGAGGGAAATAACAGACTTTATAGATAAGTTTAAGAAAGCATGAGAATAGCTGGGGTTTATGCCTCGGCTTTTTTTATTTTATATTTTTTTATTTTTTTAAACTGTTGTGTATGTATAGAAATGGGAAACAAATTTTTTATATATGTACAGAAACGTGAAACAGCAACGAATCACACCCCGGTATATACTTTCGGATTGGGGTATCCCCCCAAGACAAAAACAAATTTATTCACAAACACTCAAAACTCAAAGATTATGAAAAAAGTAAATCAGATTGCAACAATTAACGACGTTTCGCTCAATGATAAACTGAAAGAGTGGAATGAAGAAAATGAAGCTTTTCGTGTGCAATTACGTATTGCTTATTCTGCTGATGATTCAAAGGATGAAGAGGATGAAAATTTGCTTTCTCTCGCTGATTTTGAAGAAGCTGGCGCTTCTGTTGGTAAGACTTATACTTGCCTTATTAATTTCGACTCGTTGCTTACAGATAAGCACACTGAGAAGGAACAAGACAAGGCGCTTGCAAAGTTAGTCGAGAAGTTCAAAGGAAAGAAGGCACGCTTTTCTACCTTTGATTTCACAATTAGTGAATTAACTGATGGCAAAGAAAAGGCTATCAATGACGGAACACACACTTATTCATCTTTGGCAAACACCTATTTAGGTAGTGTTGAGGATGAAGAGAGTGAATTTAACAAGCTCAAAAACAGAATGCTTGATATGGTCGATAATGATTTCGACTATGGACAGGCTGATGCTGACTAGTAGGGGCTGGGGATTGGTAAAACAATCTCCAAACCCCTTTTTTCAGAACAATTCTACGTAACAGCTCAAATAGACTGTTTTAATATATAGCGTTATTAACAAAACATAATCAATATGAAAGCAATAATTGAGAACGGGAAAGTAAACTACGGAATTCAAAACTGTTCAATATTAACAAGTGGTATTAGAATAGTATTCCAAAATAATGATTTAGCAGATAAGTTTGCTTTATCATTAAAGAAATCTGGTACACTATATATAAAGAACGAGAATTATGTAGAAGTACTAATATCGCATTAATTAAATGTGCAATATAACTCTATATGCAAGAGTATAAATAAGCATTGGCATTTGGAAAGACAAATAAAGACAAACATTACGCAACTAGCGTTGCTCCAAGACAAACATATAGTTATTAAAGGTTCCATATAATTGTAAATGTCAATTTTTTAGTGAATGTAGGTTGTAGTTGTTAAGTGTAACAGCGATAGTCTTGTACATATCACAGTCTGTGAAGATAGTGGTATGTTTATTTTGTAAAACAAATAAAGATAAAATATTTTAAGTCTAAGCAAGACTATAAATTGCTTATTTTAGGCGAGAGGATTGCCTTAAATATCCTCTATTTGAGTGGTATTGAACACTCCCTTTTGGTGGATGGTTAACCATAATAAAGGTTTTATATTTACATGTAATTGCCGCCCAATACCGCTCTCGACGCCTATATAAGAGAGATCAACTTTATTGGAATAAACGGCTAACGAATTTGGTAGGCTACCAAACTAGGGTAAAAACTAGTTAACTCAGCTAGGGAGAGTATAACATCGTCACTGATGAGACCTAGACGAAACTACACTTTGCATCATTGTGTAGTCTGATTAATTACTCAACGCGCAATTATAGACTTCATAATACAACAGTCTGTGAAGATAGTTGTATTAAACCGTTATCTCATGCGGTATATAAACTAGGATGACGGAGCGCCTATGCTAACGTGATAAATCGTAGGCAGTAATGTGGCAATCGTGGTCCCAAGCCCACGTACTACAACACGTGCTTATGGCACTTGCAAAGCTATAAGATGTCGATTGTAGGACACAGAGGGTAGTCGCCTGCTTTATAGGTAACAGGATTACATGTAAAACTGAGAATTACTTAATGCAGCCGAAAGTATACAGGTGAAGGCAAAGTGCGATCTAGTTCTCTATGACAGTCTGGAGAGACGGATAGTGGTGATAATGCATACATTTAAAATGTACGGGCGTTCTAGTGAACATTTAGGTGAGTCACATGGTTCGAGTCCAGTCACCACTCTAATTTGTTTTTTATTATACCGATTTTCTTGCATCATCTTTTAATTAAGTGACGTAGGTTTTATTCGATGCTCGACGTGCTGGTCTGTGAAGATAGGCACGTTTTTAGTATGTATACTAATCAATATTATATATATGGAAAAAGATAAAGTACACAGTTTTATGGACAACCTTAACCTCTTATTAGTAGGAGCTGTATTAGGTTGTTTTGTGGGTGCCTGCTTTATGTCAAATTACCATACAGGTAAGGGCAAAAAAGCAGAGAAAAAGATTGAAGCGTATGAACAGTACTATAAATGCACTGAGACGCTTTTAGACTCTCTTGATGGTACGCGAGATCTTGATCTTATGGATACAGATCTTGCTACAAATTATGGTAGTGATTATTTAGAAGCAAAATCCAAAGTTGATATGCTGGAAGCCAAATGATGGAAGAAAGTATTGACGTTACAGGTGTGCCAGGACCAGATCCAATGTTGGGATGTGGTTTTATATTATCTATAATAGGTATAATTGTGACAATATCGACATTAGGATATCTATTATTTAAAGTGAATGTAGTACTATTATTGTTATTGTATGGTATCATAGCAATAGCAGTTGGTATTGCAATTATTGTATTATGTTTAAAAGTAGAACATCATGGTAAATTATGAAATCACAAACGACATCTGGTACTCGTAAAAAATATAAACCGGGCCAATTAGTTACAATATGTAATTGTGTATTTAGAATTGCAAAGAATAGATCTGGTTTACCGGACTGTTATGTATGCGATCTAGATTTGTACCAAGTAAGAAAATATTGCGACCATTGTATATTGCATAGTAATTTGCAAGATAATCTACAAGGTTATTATTTCAAACTAGTAAAACATAAGGGTTGAGTTGCATCAACCCTAAGTGTTTAATGTAGCCGTAGGGAGTCCAAAGCCTCCAAAGGGAAACCGAATTACAGATGGAACACAAAACTCAAGTATAGGTGAGAAGTAGTCCTATACAAGTAAATAATGTTTTAAATTATCAAAATTATGAACATTTTAGAGAAATTGATGGGTAAGGATTACCCAAAGTTTGAATCAGCAATTTATGCTGATGGTAACACAACAATTGTAACAGTGTCTCGTACGCTGTCTCCTACACACGTTGATTTGGATTCTCCTAGTTATGTGGAGACTAAGTTCAAGAAGCGCATTCCAATTCTCAAGGAAATTGGTGTTACGAAGAATCAGGAGACTGATGAGCAGAGTATTAATGTAACAGTTGAGGTTGGTGGCACATTCAACGATATCGCTCATTTGAATCATCTCGTGCATATCGCTGCTGCTATCAGTGAAATTGCAGAGGACAGACTCAGTGAGCCTGAATGCATCAAGAACATCGGCCTGGATTGCAAACCATTCATTCATTTGTGCAATGAATCAGAAGAAGAAAACCACGAAGACGCATAACCAAGCGGTTAAGCCACAGTCAGCAAAAGGAAAACATGATGCTGAGTATCTTAACTACAAGGTAGTTGCTAAAGAGGGAGGATCCACAATGATCCTCTCTTCTGGGTTAAGTAAGGTCAACGCTAAGTCTCTCGAAAACACTTTGAGCAGTTATATTAATAACAAGCATTCAAATGTTCCAGGAGCTGGCAAGACAAGTGTCAAATTTTTAACAATCCATTGATCCTATGATTGATATCTTAATCGAT